CAGGGTGGCTTCGACATCGACGTTCTGCTGGGTCAGGTCGATAGCTTCATCGGTGGCCGCATCGCTGGTGGATCCGGTGCCACTTATTCGGGAATGAAAGGCCGATTCGGTCTGAAGGACAGTGTCTGATGGCTTCCCTTCCTGCCGTAGCCCGTGTGATGTTCGACGGACAAAAGCGCTCCTTCGAACCGTCTGTACTGAGGACGGAGATGGAGCGGGGTGTGCCAAAGCAGCGCCTGCTGAACACTCAGGTGCTCGTAAAACAGGCCATGGTGCTGTACTTCAGCAGCATCGCGGATTGGGAGACGTTCGACACCTGGTACATGGGAGACATCAAGCGCATTGGCTGGTTCACGCTGATTCACCCGTTCACAGGCAAGCAGATCACGGCCAGGTTCGAGAACGGTGCACTGGGCGATCTGGTGCCCGATGAAAAGCTGCCCGGTGACTACCGGATGGACGCGGTTGTGGAGTACTTGCGATGACGACCTTTACCGAACGCCGGCAGCGCGTGACCGATACAGCCGGAATCCTGTTGTTCCTCGAGATCTCCGCGCCTTCTCTACCCAACCCCCTGCGCATCGTCAACGACACTCAGGATTGGACAAGTAAGGGTGTGGTGTACCTCGGAGCCCCGTTCGACTTCAAGCTGCCCAACGACACAAAGGGCCAGCCCCCGCGCGCGCAGGTGGTCGTCGACAGCGGCGGGCGCGGTATCTCCGAAGACCTCGAATCCATCGGACCCAACGAGGTGCTGATGGCCAGGCTGATGGTTTCGGACCGGGCTGACCCGAACACAATCGAGCGCGATTACTTCTTGCCGGTGAGCAGCGTGACCATCACCGGCGCGACGGCGTCGGCGCAGTGCGGTGTCGACTACATCATGCGCCAGCAGGCCGTGAAGCTCAGGGCGAACCAGTTCACGCTACCGGGAATCTTCACATGAGGTTGGTGGAGGTCGAGCGCTTCGTCGGCCTTCCGTATAGCGCCGACGACTTCGATTGCGCGGATCTGGTGATGCTTGTACAGCGCGAGCTGTTCGGCCGTGAGGTGGTGGTGCCTGGCCGGCGCCCGCGGGGCGCGCAGGGGGCCGCCGAGCTTGGGGAACTGTCCAAGCCGTTCGCAAAGCCCAGAGAGGGGCCGCCTAGCGATGGCGACTTGGTGCTGATGATCGAAGTACTCCAGAAACGCCCCCGCCCCGCCGGGGGTTTTTTTTTTTTTTCCCCTGAGGGGGGGGGGGGCCCCCCCCACCAAAAAAAGAACGGCTGCGCGGTCCTGCACCGCGTCCGTGATCTGCCCGACTTCGGGCTGAGAATCGAGGGATTTTACGAATGGCTGAATTGAACGCGCTCGCTGCGTGCCCGCCGTCTCTGGTTGTCACTCCCCATCCGGTGACGCTGGAGGGCCAGCAGCGGATCGCCGCTGAGCTGCTGCCGCGGGAAACGCTGGGGCACTTCTTGGCCAGGACAGTGCCCGATTACGGGTGCGACGCGTGGGAGGTTCGGATCAACGGCGTGCGTGTGCCCCACCAGATCATCGACAAGGTGAGGCCCAAGGGCGGCACGGTCATCGAGGTTCGAGGAACCGTCGGGCGCACGGCGTTGCTGATCGTCGCCATGGTCGCCCTGACCATCTTCACTGCAGGTGTCGGCACGGCCATGGTGGCCGCCGGCTACAGCGCTATGGCGGCCGGGATGGCGCAGGCCGCGATCTATGCGGCCGGGTCACTGCTGATCAACAAGGTCCTGGGACCGAAGAAACCCAAGCAGTACGAGAGCGACGCCGCAACCGTCTACACGATTGGTTCGGCTCGCAACCAGGCGCGCCCGTATGAGCCTCTGCCGCTGGTGCTGGGGAGCATCCGTATCGCGCCGGACATCGCCAGCCAGCCGTACTCTTTCTACGAGGCCAACGATCAGTTCATGGCGATGGTGCTTACGCCGGGCATCAACGTGGCGCGCGTGGAGGCGATGTTCAACGGCGAGGCGCTTCTTTCTACCTTTGAAGGTGTGCAGGTCTGGCACAGCGGCTTTGCCCGCATGCCGGAAGAGAAGATCCCGCTTTACAGCAATGTCGACA